GTGTGAAGCACTAATTGCTGTATCGGATGCTACTGCGTGCGAAGCACTTGTTGCTGTATCGGCATTACCTGTTAAATTACCAAGGAATCCTGCTGATGCACTAACTCCGCCGGTAACATCGAGTTCTGCAGTCATAGACACTATAGAACCGTCATCTGTAATAGAAGAATCGTTTAAGTGGTGTCCACCATCACCTTTAACCAATCTATTATTTGTTGGATATGATGGAGTACCTTTAACTGAATATTCAGGACCAAACATCGCAACACCAAAGTTTGTTGGGTCTGAACCTGTATACTCGTAGAACCAGTCATTGGTTAACGAGTCAAAATTCCAAGATGCTGTAGTAGCAGGTACTGAACCTGATTCGTAAACAGCTAAACCAGCATATCTTGTGGCATCTGAACTGTTTACAATTACGTAAGCATCTCCAATGATTACTGCCGAACCAGATACTGTAGTTAAGTGACCAATTGAAGCTGAAGTTGCTGTTAAGTTTGTAAATGTAGCACCTGAAGCAGTGATACTTGAAATGTTTATATTTGCACCTGATACTAAATCATCAGCTACTAATGCGTGTGAAGCACTTGTTGCAAACGAAGCGGCATCAGTAATGTAATATAAAGTATTTGGGTCAGCAGATGCTGAAATAGCATTGTATTCTGCTTGTGTTAAGCTAATTACGTGATTTATTTTTCCAGTTGAAGTGTAAGTATCTGTAATATTATCAATTACACTACCACTAAATGAACCACTTAATCTATTATATGAGCCTGTTAAGTTAATATCACCTGTAATTCCAACATTACCTGTGTATGGGAATGGGTTAGCATTTAGAGCAAATGAAGCAGTTGTTGCATAAGATGAACTTATTGCACTATCAGCATTTACCGCGTGTGATGCTGAAGTAGCTGTAGTAGCTGAATTTGCAGTATCGGCAACTAATGCGTGTGAGGCACTTGGGAACAATGCACTTGAAGTAATACTTCCATTAATATTTAAATTAGGAACGTATACTGTATCTGATGCTGATGCTGTAATATTTGAACCACCAAGAATAACAGTTCTATCAATGTTAACTGATATTTCGTGATTTGCACCTCCTATAATAGCTGATTCGTTGGCTTGAGATTTAATTTGATTTTGATAACCACCAACCATAGCATTATGAGCTCCAGTTATTCCTGAAATTAGGTTTTCTCTACCACCAAGCGTAGCATTATATAAAGTAGATTTACCTTCAATTTGGTTAGCAAGACCACCCATAATAACAGCACCGGTAACTGCCATTGCAAAACTACCATCAGTAGTAGCATTTGCACCGTGTACTAATTCAATTGAACCTGTTGCTACACTACCTTGGTCTAATACTTGTTGTAAATTAGGAGTAGCAGCTGATGGAGCATAAGAAGCACTTAAAGCAGTAGTAGCAAATGATGCTGAAATAGCACTATCAGCATTTACAGCGTGGGACGCGCTTGTTGCTGTTGTTGCTACACTTGCACTATCCGCGTTTACTACGTTATTTACTGTAATATTAAACGTTGATGCATCACCTTTAGTGAATGTAATTTGAGCATCGCTTATAGACGCTGTAGTAAGTAAACTACCTGTATTTACTGTTTCCCCTGCATTTAAAGCATACGATGCTGTAGTAGCGAATGAAGCACTAACGGCAGTTGTAGCACTTAAAGCCGAACCAGCATTTAGAGCATACGATGCTGAAGTAGCAGTAATATCTAAACTGCTAATTAAACTACCTGTACCATCGGTAATTTGGCTACCAGATATTTGTACTAACGCCTGATAGCTTGATGAAATGTTTAACGGTCCTAAGTTTTGTCCCATAATTATTTAACGTTTGATGCCCAAGGAAATTGTGGATACCTTGAATCTGTAATTCTTAATCCTGCTTTTTTCGCCTCGGCATAATGTGTGCCTCGCGTGTTATACTTAAATACAATTGGACTTCTATACTGCGTACCGTAATCTGGGTATTGTTCGTATAAGAAGTTATTTTCGTTTAATTCAGGGTATGTTCCCTGTTTTTCAATAATATAATTTACTAATCTTTCAGAATAGTACTGTAATTTATTTTGTACTGATTGACGTTTTTGGTCAAATAATGTTTTATCTACTGTTTGGCTATTGTCACCACCAGTAGCATTTAGTAAACCGTTATTTCTCGGTCTAATATAAATGGCCTCTAATGATTCATAGTAGGCCGCGTATAATAAGAAGTCTTGGATATAATCGTCTACTAACGTTTGATAAACACCTGTTAATGAACTACTATCAATATCACTTAAAATTCTATTGTATAAAGCAGTACCAATGATTCTTTGTAACCAGATATCTTGGGCTTCTCTAATTGCATTTTTAATAAAGGCAGTATCAAGGTTATCGTTGATATCCGTGAACTGTCTTACTTTTGCTTCTGATATGATGAATGTACTTGTCATTATGCTGGGATTTGTATAATTCCGTCACTATCGATTCCTGCTTCTCTATCAGCGGTTTCGATTTTTTGTTCTAATTGTGCATCTTCACCAACTTCAGCTTCTGCAGAAGTAACAACATCTGTTTCTTCTTCTCCATCAGCAAATAATTTCAATTGTTGAACACCCACAGTAATATCACCCATTTCAGGATGCATCATTTCTAACATTTCCTCTATACTTGCTAATAGAGTTTGTTGATATGGCCTAATTACAGTATTAACTAACAACAAATAAGCATCTAATACTTCTTCCCTTCCACCTAATTGACCTGCTGTTTTAATACCTAAAATCATAGGAGAGGTAATACGATGTGCTGTTAATATTTTTTGCGTTGTAATATCGCTTAGTGTTGTATAGTAACCATCTGCTCCGTTTTGTGGAATAGGTGTGATGACTGGAGCATTTGCTGGGTCATCTAAATCCATATACAACAATGCCCCTGCATTATCAGTACCAGCGTACTGTTCTCTTAGCATTTGTTCAATTGCTTGTCTTTGGTCAGGGTCAGCGTTTGTAAATGTAGTAATGGATAGCGAAGGTGCTAAACCATTCTTAATATTGTTTAAATGGAAGTTATCTACCTCTTCATCCAAATCAATTACTCGCAACGCACCTACATAATCAGGTAGTGGGTAATATTTTTGACCTGGAGCATAAGGTCTATAAACATAAATTTGTTTTGGTTCCTCTCCAGCTTTAGCTGGGTTATAAACGGGTAAGTAAGGAATATCTTTAGGTACTACTCTATTGTAATATCTGTATTTTTCTCCCCATTCATCGGAGATGTAGTACCCTTCTACTTTACCTCTATAATTCATTTCCTTAGCTCTTAACCAAGAAAAATCAATGTGGTATACTGCTGCTACTTTTGTTCTATTACGATTGTAAACTACTTCAAAAGCATAACCACCAAATAATTTAAAATCTGTAGCTAATTTATGGAATACCTGATTCCAAGATTCATCTGGATTAGCTCTATCTAATACGAATTCAGGTTCTGCTACTAAACCTTCTCCTACAATACCATCAACAATAGAGTTAACACAAGTAGAGTGGATAGATGAATTATTGTATAAATCAATTAAGTGATTAGGAAAATCATTATATTCCCCATACTTAACGTAACTGTGTTCTTCAGACTGATAAAGCATTTCAGCAGGACGTACTCTCTCTGCGAATTGTTTTTTAATAGCCTTAAAATTGAATTTATTATCCATTATATGTTGTATATGTTCCGTTCTCGTTTGATGATACATATTGCGTAATCTCTTGTTCATTCGAACCCGACACGTAAGCTCTATCAGAATAGATTAAATCTACTAAAATTTCTCCACCAGTGTAACCACCCCAAGTTTGGATTGAAGAAGCGAATGTTTCAGTTGCTGTGGCCCAAGTACTACCACCACTACCAGTTTCTATAGTGTATATACTGATATCATATTGTCCTGAAGGTGTAGGTACGGCTGCACCTGCATTAGAGATTACTAACCAATTTCTATACTGGTTAGGTGCTGAAACGGTTGAAATATTAATAGTACCGTTTGATAAGTCGTATGATTGTGAATAAACTACTCTTAGGTTAGAGTAATAACCTGAACCTGTGTTTACTGTTTCAATCCAAACAGCGTTAGTATTTGTAGTTTCTGACTTATTAAATTGTAGCATTGTATTATATTTTAATTAGAAAGGAGTAGGGGCTATGCATAAGCACAACCCCTTCCCTTTATCTAAATTCTTAGGATACTGTAATACCGCTAAGAACTGCTGTTAAGTCTGAACCGCTGATTTCTGAAGCGGGGTCAGGTTCTTGTCCAGTGAATGTTAATTGGTAAGCGTTAGCATCTCCGAAGGCAGTACCTGATTGGCCTTGACCTGCGTTCAATGATAAGCCGTTTTGTTCTCCTAAGTAGAAGAATTTACCAATACCGTCTACTGAACCGTTGTTTGTTTCAACAATCATCTTTAGGGTAACGTTCTTGCTTAGCAAGCGAATCTGATTGCGAGTAGCAGATTGCATTTTGTGGAATGAAGCGTTAACAGTCTGTTCGAAGAACACAGTACCATTTTCGGTAGAACCGTTAATGGTTTCTGTGTAATCTCCTGTTTGACGTGTTAATTCAAACTTATAAAATGTTCCTGAACCGCTGATTGCACTAATCAAGCCAGTTGCCCCTGAACCCGTTACTGAATCAACAGAACCACTTAAAATGTAAATGTTTCTGATACCACCCGTGTTGTCTCTACAACCGAGGGTAAATCCTGAAGTAATATCACAAGTTGACATAGTTTCTGTTGTTTATTGGGTTAGACAATTAGGCGTTGTTAGAAACCCAGTATTCGGGGAATGCTACTTGAACACCAAGTTTAGTTGAAATTCTGTGACGCAATTGGTCAGTGTTGATATCGTACCACAATTGGAACTGGCTAAAATCGCTCATCAAGTCAGTACCAGCAACGATTTGCTTGGCTGGGCCTAATACGATTCTGTCAGTGTTGATACCTACAGTACCTACTACTTTAACGTTTTGGTAAGGATAAACCATTTCCAAAATTCCACCTCTGTTGCTTACGCTTGAAGGGTCGAAGTAGTAAGAGTTAGCAGAACGAACTGCAGCTACGAATGAACGGAATTTTCCGATAGACATAAAGAATGTCAAGTCATCACGGTCTGCGATGTCAGTAGGTAGAGCAGCAATCATAGTATCTAAGTTATCCAAAGATGCTGTAGTAGTACCTACGATTTGTGCTGAATCGGTAATTGCTGAACCAACAGAACCAGAAGATAACAAACGTAACAAACCATCAGATTCGCAAGTTCCACCGAAGGTAGAAGCTGAACCTGAAACTTGTTGCCATAAGAATTGGTCGTTTGCCTTTTGGAATTTGTTTACCAATAAGTCAGAGTAAGCACCCGCTAATGCGAATGTTTCGTTGTAAGAACCTGGCTCCAAAGCGGAGATACCCAAGTATTTTTTGTCCATATCTTTAAGACAGATACCGTCTTGTGAAGTACGTGGACAAACAGTAATGTTTCTTTGTGTAAAGGCGAGTGAACCACTGAAATCAGTAGAACAGTTAGCATTCTGGATATACAAATCAACGTCCATCAAGTTGATGGGCTCTTGATACTTAACACCCTCTTGGATGGTAATGTATTCCATAGTGCTACCGCCATACACAGCTTTAACTACGAGTTCACCTGCAACTTCGTTGTTAAAGTTATTTAAAGCTGATACGTCTAATGCCATAATAATTTAAAATTTACTTTTTGTTTTTGATTGAATTTAAAGCCATCTTAATGCGGTCTGCATTACGGGCTTCGTCTACGTTGAACTTTGAAAACTTGCTTGAAGCTTCCATTTTCTTGCCAGTAGAAGTTAAAGTGGGTTCTGCTGCGGGCATTTCTTCCATTCTGGAAACTTTGTCCTCCAATTCAGCCATTTTCTCTTTCATCTGCTTCATTTCCTCTTTAACTGATTCAACGATAGCTTCTACGATGTCTTCGATTTTAGCTTCCTCTTCCATTTCTTCCTCTCTTACTTCTTCTTCCTGCATTTCTTCCTCGATGTTTTCTTCGGTGTCACCGGCCATAGCCTTCTCACCATCGGCAGATGTAATTTCAGTAACTACTGAATCTTCTGTACGGAGTTTAGTTCCGTCTTCCAATTCGTGCTCTCCATTAGGAGCATCCATTTCTTGTCCTTCTGCAGTAACAACAGTTACTTTATCTCCGACTTGTAATGAATCACCAGGGAAACGTAGAGTGAAAGCTCCATTAATGTCTTTTAATTCACCAAAAGCTTCTTCTACAGTAGTTTCTTCCTTTACTTCTGCTTCAACAAGGTTAAAATGTGCCTTTACAAGGTCTTTTAATTCAGTTGAAGTCATATTATTTTTATTAATATAAAGGGTTAAACAATTATTTGTTAAC